TTTGACCTTGAACTAAATTTACAGTTAAGTTAGAAGTTATTACAGGAATATTACCACCACCACCGCCAGTAGCTTGAAAAATAGCGTTTAAATTATTAGTAGTAGTTTGCCCATCCGTACCCCATGCGATACCATTATTATCTTCAAATTCTGTATAGTCAATATCTGAAAGTATTTCTATATCTCTAGCAATATCAACTACTGAAAGTGTACTATCAGTTGGGTTATCTTGTACGGCTTGTAAATTATTTAAAAATTGCGCCCCGTTATTATCTTCAACGAATATAGCATTAGCGTTATTATCTCTGTAAATTACTATCATACACCCCCTTTTACAACTTGTATTACTGTACCAGCATTTTCTAAAGTACCGTCATTTTCTAAGTTAACTTGTATTTTAATGTAATTATCTTTTGTGTTACTATCACCCATATAAATTAAATCAGGTTTTAAGGCTAATCTATAACCAATGCCTGAACCACTATCTAAACGCCCTTTTATAGTTTCAAGTTGGTAAATACCAGCTCCCGTACCTAATTCATATCTAAACTTTAAAAGGCTATTATTTACACTAGGTGTTATTGTATAATCATTTCTAATAAATATAGTATCACCTATAAATAATTGTTTAGGATCAATATAACCAGTACTATTATCCATTAGTTGATTAATCCCGAATGGTAAATTTTTTAAATTAGTAAAAGCACCTAAACCATCATTAGGTATATCAGTCCAAGTATTAGCTAATAAAGTAACGGGAGTAGTACTAGTATAAGAGTCATTATAATCTGCAAAACCGTTTTTTATTTTATCTTTTACGTTTATACTCATAGTATATTTCTATTTAAGTTAAAAGTAACAGTAGAACCACCACCAACATTAGTAGAAGTATAAACAAACCTAATATATTTAGGCGTAAAATATTCATCCTCAAATAATTCAGGCAATGAAAAGTTATTTATATTTTCATAAGTTGTAAAACTAGCTAAATCTGTAGTATTAGAAGCTTGAAATTCTATAGTAGGTTTAGGATTACCACCATTCAAAGTAGGAAACCAAACATTTAGCGTGTAACCTCTAAAATCACTCCATTCTATCGCATCTGTGGTAAAATCTGCATCAGCTGGATAAGTAACAACATCAGTTGAACTAACTCGTACCGTTATTTGTTCCTTTATAGCCATACTTCAACCTCTTTATGTTGTCCATTATATTCAGGGTAAGTACTAGAGTTTTCACAAATAAACCACTGTATTGTATTATAATATCCTAAAGCAACGTTAAAACGCTCATTTAACCCCATTTGAATAGTAGTTACACTAGTTGCGTTACTAAACTCATTCTTTACATTACCGCTTATTGTATTGTGAAAATCAGAATCACGTACTATATTAAAATAACAAAAGCCTTTTAACATTTCCTTCATCCCTTTTGATTCTCTAATACAAGAATTATCATCTAAATAAATAGCGTTGTAAATATCTAAGAATCTAGCCGTTTGAGGCACACCCCCAACTAAATCAGCTACAAATAAATTGTATAACTCAACCCCTAACAAATCACGCAAAAAATCAGCTTCATATTCTTCAATATAAGCTTCTATCTTGTCGTTTTGATTTGCGCCACCATTACTAATAGCGTAAAATCCTGTAAAATCTGTGGGTGTTAAAAACATTTTATTTATTTTTTATCGTTACAATCATCACAAGGTTCGTCTGTTTCACCACAACCTTTGCACTCATTTTCAATTACTTTCTTAACTACTTTTTTCTTTGGTGTAGCTACTTTTTTCTTAGGTTTAGGAGTTTCTTTAGTTTCCTCCGCTACACCTAAAGCTATTAATCTAATAGCTGAAGCATTATCAACTGTTAGAATAGTGTCTTTCTCTAGGTGCAAGTATTCTTTTATAAATTTTACTTTCATATACCACCAAAACCCCGCTACGTTAATAGCGAGGTAATGATTTGTATTTTATACAATTATGGTGCTGTAATAGCTGCAATTGCTACTGCAACATCAGAACATTTCATGAACGCATCTCTATCAATTAATCTTACATTAAATTGTAGTCTTTCAACTCCTACTAAAGTAACTAATTCATGTTCGATATTATCCTTATTCTCATAAGATGTTGCTACTGTAATAGCTTGTCTATCTAAAATCTCACCTTTAGAAGAATCAAATACATAACAAGTGTTAGCAACTACGATTGGAGAAGTTACAACTCTCATACCAGCAATAGTTGCTACTGTATAAGATAAAGTATGGATTAACTTGTTACCGTTATCATCTTTTAAGTTTCTGTAGTTAACAAAATCTTTATAGTTCATTACTAAAGTGTTAGCCATCCATGCGTTATTTTCTCCAAAAATAGAGATTTGAGCGCCCATAGCGTCTACTAATTGCTCTAAGTTAGCATCTGCAAAAGGAGTACCAGTAGCAACACTAAAATCAGCTAAAGCATTAGCTTGGTTAAATTCACTAGATACTGTCTCAATTGATAACATATCTGTAGAAGCTACACCAGTTCCTAAAAGTAATTCATAATCAGCTTTTAATTTAATCGACTCATCTATTAATTTTCTCATAGAAGATTCAACAAAAGAATAATCAGATAACATATCAATACAAATATCAATAATATCTCTAATTTTAGCTAACTCAACTGTTCTCTTTGCCCAAGTTTTTTTAGTGTTATGAGTAGAAGTCGCACAAGCTACAACAAACTTAGCGTCTCTTGTTACTACATCTTCTTCCCAGTAATGGAAGTATTCACCATTTACTGGACGTCTAGCGAATAAATCCATAATAGACGTTTGTCTAACTGGTTTTAATCCAATAACTGGATCAATAGTACCTAAGTAATCTCTATCTCCAATATCAGTTGCTACTTCTGTAGCTTTAGTTACAAAGCTAAAACCTTTATGAGCTTGATTTTTATTAGCTTTCATTTCAGCTAATACAGCTGAATTTTCTTCAATGTAAGATCTTAATCCTTTAGAAGCTTCTTTATCTTCTTTACTCTGTCCGTTTTTTACTGCTATTGCAATCTCTCTGAAATCCGCCATAATTAATGCGTTTTCTTTTGCAGTAGTTTCTTTTAACTCTGTAATCAAAGCATCTACATCTTCTTTAGTGTATTTGTTTGCAGAATCTTCTTGCATAGTTGCTAAAGCTTTTTCTTGCTCTGCGCTATGTTCTTTAATTAGAGCTAATTGCTCGTTGTTTTCTTTTGCCTCAAACGTTTCTTTATTTAACGATTTTGAAGTCAAAAATTGTTCAAATGTTTTGTACATTTTTTTCTTATTTTAATTAATAAATATCAGTAAAACTCCATGCCTTACATTGTGTTTGAGTGTCTTTCAACGGCTCTTGTATTTGAGTGTCTTTATTAGACGGCTCAGAATATATTATAGGGGTTGCATCATTACTACCTAAAGTAACCATACTTCCCTCATTTCTTATTGCTAATTGCTTTACAATCCATAAATAACCGTCCTTTTCTACTTCTTCTTTGTTGGCTATCTGGTTTATAATATTGTCGTATGCTTTTTTCTCTGCTCTTAAATCCTTATCCTCACTATTAACAGCTAATACAATATCTTTGTATATCATACTAATACTATTTTGAACTGGTAACTTTTGTTCAATAGCTATTCTAGCGTCATTAGGTGAATAATCTTGTAGATTAGTCTTAAACATTAATAGTTCAGTTGTTCCCTCATAAGCTCTACCTAGGTCAGACCATTTAACAGTTTTCATTAACATCTCTACGTCATTAGGGTAAGCTATAATTTTACCTATACTTAAATCATGATTCATTGCATAATGAACCTTGCCTTTTTGCTCTTTTACAGTCTTATTCATAGAGCCGTTATCGTGAACGTCTTTATGTGAATCCATATACATAGTATTAGAAATAATAGGGTAAATAAACCCTTCTTCTAATCCTGCTATAGTTTTATCATTGCTGTCTTTTAATGATATTATATTACTAATACCCTCACTATTTTTTACAGTAGCTTTTTTTAAAGATATAATCTTGTCAGCATTAGCCTTTAACGCCTTAAACATTTCCTCTTTATTCTCAAATTCTGTATTTAATTCTTTGCAAATCATTTTTCAATGGTTTTATTATCTTTTAAGGCTTTTAACTTATCTTTTATGGATTTAGTAGCCTTTTCGCTTAATCCTTTTTTTCGTAGTAAGTCTTGTATTTTATTCGCTTTCGTTTGTTCCATCTCCTACTATTTTTTTTGCTCTATCTTCATCAAAATTATAAACCGTCATTAGTATTTCAACCTTACCACTAGCATCTGTAGTGCTAGATAATACATCTTTAATTCCTAAAGCGTTTATCCTATCTTTTTCAGCTGTTAGTTTTTGGTCTTTTTGTAGTGCTTCAATGTTTCTAATATCAGTCCTAACTTCATAGTTAGTACCATCTATTCTGTTTATACCTTTTGATATATCACTATTAAATTTATCTACTATCTTGTTAAGCCTTGGTAATATAGCATTTAAATACAATCCCTTTTCTGCTATTGTTTTATTATCCCTAGTTGAGCT